CTGTAGACAATCTAGTCTTGAGAAGATATTTACCACAATTCCTTCAATAAATATAACTAGACGAATTATATCACGCTACTATAATAGAAGCACTAACATCTTTAAAAGGAGCCGTAAACTCTTCTTCAGGATTGAGATTTGTTATTAAGGGCACAGTATTTTCAGGACATCCAACTAGAACAACACTATTCAACACCATGAGATCTATACTATACAATAAATACATGCTTAGTAAAATTAACGTATCAGGAATGGTGTTGGCTTCAGGTGATGATATTTTGTGTTTCACTGACAAACCTGTGCGTCGATAAGATTTATCTTTTATTGGCAAAGCCGGTAGCGGATTAGGGTTAGGATAAAACCCAACTGATTTCGTGTTTGGTGATATATCAATTTAAAGTTTCTTATCAAGAAAAATATCGATATCAGAAGACAATTAGATATTGTATTATAGAGATAGTACTAAATTGCATAAATCTGGTTAATTTATGACATTAAATTGTCCTTTAACTAAAGAATAATTCGATAGAATGTAAGCCATAGGAGAGAATTATGAAACAGGAGGTCTTTCTAGAGAAGATGCCCTTTGGAATAACCATCGACATAGATACGAATGTTCGTGGGATGGAACGTTATAGTAATAGTTTACCGATATTGAATAATAAGGACTTTAAACAGGATTTTACAGTAACTCAAGATTATAAAAATTACGGTAAGACGACGATAAAATAAAATAATATTATGATTAAGATTACGGTTTTAAGTTAAAAATGTAAAATACTTGGACTACAGGAGATTTTGATAATATTCAATATCATAAAGAAGTCGATACTTCTTATGATGAATCTTGAATTAGAGCATTATAAACTGTGAGAGCAGGGGGAAGCTCATAATGATATCAAGTTCTACGAAATAGAATTAGAATAAGGAAGAATATTCAAGAATACCCCATGGATAGATAATAAATGTAAAAAACAATAAAATAAAATAAAAGATAAAAATAAAACAACAAACAATAATAACAAAAAATGAATTAGATTATTCCTTCTAATTTATAAAAGTAAAATAAACTGTACTAGTCTTTAGGAGATAGAAACGGGTACAATAAACCTATAATCTATGGAAATAATGGCAGTGTATAAAATTCTTATACAATGTACCTAAAATAATTACAAGATCCGTTCAGTGTTAGAGGAATTAGGATGCCAACAACTATGTCCGTACCTTGTTAGATAAAGAACATTCATGGATCAGTAACTTTTGTCACTAATGCTGGAGGATATGGCAGAGTAGCAATGGCTCTCTCCAACGGTTCGATAATAGGATACAATGACGCTCTACATAATGAGACCACATTGGGAGCTTAAAGCACTTTGTTAGCCGCCGATGCCAACATAATGTCCGGACCTTCAAGAATAGTAGCAGCAGGACTTAGAGTCAGATCTCTAGCAGCGGTTTTAAATGATTCTGGAGTAATGTAAGCTTATGCTTCACCTCACTTAATCTAAACCGCTTCTTATGACGTCTTTAGAGACTCACCAAATCAATGTATATATACTAAAGGTTCTACCGCAACCGTTAGATTTTATCCATTTGATGAAACTGAGTTACTGTTCGCTTAGTATGACGATCTTAATTGAATAAGATTGAGTCATCATATAGGAATTATGTTTAAAGGATCACCATCTACAGCTTATGACGTAGAATATTCCCTGACTTTTGAATATATTTCAACATCTAATACGGATTTAGTGCCACACGTTTATGGACCAGTGGGAGATCCAAGAAAAGTATTGGGAGACATCACTAATATTAATTGAGCAGCTTCTAATACTCCATCTTCATTAGACAACCTCGTATCTATAGCTCATGGAATATCCAGGGTTATATCTACTGCTGGATAATTTATTTCTGGCAACGGTATGTTTAAGGGAATGAAAGGAGATTTATTCATGCGGCGACTGCGGTCGTGTGCGCTTGAACGCTGACTACGTAATAGTCAATCGGTCTGAAATGGCCGAACTCAGTGTGTAAAAACTGAGCGTTGGTTGTCTACGTTAAGACATGAACAGGAAAATCCAAATACCTGTATAAAAAACCGAGGAGAC